TCCCGGCATTCCCGCCGACCGGGCCATCGTCGACGAAAAGCGGGTCGGGTTCCTCCAGATATTCGACCGCCCAGCTTTCATCGTCGTTCTGCGCGATCGACACGCCTTCGGTCAGCTCGACGGTGAAAAGGATGTCGGCGGTGCCGTTGTCGAGAATCTCGGTCTCAAACTTGTAGGTCTCGTCCGCGCCGCCCGCCAGCAGATCGGGTTGGTGCCGGCGCAGCCAGCGATTGATGGCATGGCTGACGATCGCGATGTCGGTCGAGACTTCGCGCAGCAGGATCGACAGCGGATATTTGAACGCGAAGGAATGGGTCGCGGTCTGGCGCGCGCGCACCGCGCCATCTTCGATCCAGATAGCGAGCCGAGTGGGATCGTTCCGGATTTCGGGCAGGGCGGCGGTGAGTGCGGTGCGGAGGCTGGTGGGCTTCTTCATGGCGCGCTCAATCCCACAGGCTCACGACCGCCCGGCGGGGGGGCGTCGCGGCGAGCTGCACCGCACCGGTCAAATCGACCTGCGTTCCGCCCGGCAGCTGCGGGCCGAGATCGGCAAGGTCGGGGTTGTCGTCATAGGCGCGCTCGGTCAGTGCGGCGGTGCGCCCGAGCACGCGCCAGACCAGCGCGTCGAGCGTCTCCCCGTCCTGGGCGGTCACGATCACAGCAGGTCCACCCGGTTGCGTCCGAGGTCGACCGCACCATCGGGGCGTGGGCCGATCGCGAGCAGGTCGGCGACCGCTTCGTAGGCCTTGCGGCGATAGACGTCCGCGGTGTTGCGCTTCTCGTCTTCTCGATCGAGCGCGTCGTCGGTTGCGGCGACATCTGTATGCCCGTCGAGCAGTTCCGCTGCCGCATAGAACATCACGATGCGGCCCCACAGCAGCTCGGCAAGGTTCAGCCCGGCGATGGTTTCTGCGGTGACGGCCGCCAGTGTGGCATTGCCGGCCGCCAGATGGCCTGCGCGCCACTGCGAAAGCGCATCCCGCCCGGCGAGAATGCCCGCGATGGTCGCCTCGCGAAGCCGGGCTGGGGTCACCGACCCGTCGCCGATGCGGATCTTCGCCGCGATGGCTGCCGTATCGACCGGCGGGAACCACCCCCCGGCATCGATCATCTCGCCGGCCTGCGGCTCGGCATTATCGGGGGGCGCAGTCAGCCCTGCCATGCTCGCCTCTCTATCGGCCCGAGGCACGAAATGGGGGGTGAGACCGGATGCGATCGGGCGAGGCAGGTGCCGTCCTGATCGAACCGATCGCCCCCCCAGCGCCGTGGGGCGTTCGTTAATTCTGTCCGCCGCCGGTATCTTCGGCGGGCTTCTGAAGCTTGGCGAAGCGACGGTCGAGCTGGTCGATATCTTTCTTCACCCCAACGTTCTCATCCAGCTCAAGGGCACGTCGAAGCTGTGCCAAGGCTTCATGCAGATAGGCGACTTCGCCACCGGCGGGCGCGCTCTCGGCAGTCGCGTCGAAGGCTTCGGCCTTGGCGCGCCATGCACGCCCGATCGCCTTGTGCAGCTTCGCCTTGGCGGGATCGGGCATGTCCGCATCGTCGGTGAGTGCCTCGATCCTGGTCAGCAGGGGCAGCTCGACCGTGCCGGGCGTCTTGTTTTCGATCTCGGCGATGTCTTCGCGCAGGAAGCACGCGACGCTGCGCTTGTAGCGATCCGGCATGGACATGCCGTGGCGCAGCGCGAATTCGCCGATGCGCACGGCCTGCTGGAAATCGCCGGTGTCGATCGCCCAGACGAGCGAGGTCATCACGATCTCGTCTTCGACCGGCTGATCGGCCTCGATCACGCCATCGACCCACCCGGCGTAGTCCTTCGCGAACTGCGCCTTCATCGGCACGCGCTTTTCGTGGCTTTCGACGTCCTGCAGCTGGCGCAGCTGATCGTGCAGCCGGACCTTGAGCCCCGCGTATTCCTGCCCGGCCTCGCTCTTTTCGTCGATCGGTGTGGGCTTGCGCGCGGTGTTCGCCTGCCCGGCTTGGGCGGCCAGCTTGCGCTGGCGGTTGCGGAGAAAGGGGCTGGTCATGTGCGGGGCTCCGGATTGCGGGTTACGGGCGCGGGGCGGATGGAGTGGGGAGCGCGGCGGGCGCGCTCCCCCTCATCGGTCAGGCAGGATCGGGCCGGGCGGGAGCCGCGCCGATCACGATGTTCTCGACCAGCACGGCGAGCTGGTATTCCTCGACCACGTAGGCCTCGTTGACCGATTCATAGTTGGCGACCCGGTCGTATTCCGGTTCGTCGACCAGGCGACGGCGGCGGCTGCCCTCCTGCCAGTAGATCGACAGGTTGGAGAGCTTGGTGATCAGGACCGCGTTTGCGGGGAAGCCGCTGACACGGTAGGCCTGCAGGCCGCCCAGCATCTTGGTCGAGGCGAGGATGCGATCGGTCGCTTCCTGCTCGGTCGCGGTCGCGCCGGTCTTCTGGGCGATGTTGAAATATTTGTCGTCGAGCAGGTCGTGCCCGACGATCACCACCAGATCGGTATCGCCGCGATGCCGTTCGTGGATGCCGCGCTTGGCGTCCAGCACCAGCGCGTCGAGCGAGGCGTAATCGGCCCCGGCATCGGTCGCGTTGTCGAGCGATTCGTCGACCAGATCGACGTCCGCCTTGACGTAGATCGCTTCGAGCGCCTCGTTATCCGTGCCATCGCTCAGCACGGTCAGTGCGCCGTCCACCATCACCTGCGCGGGCGCATCGGTGCGGATCTTGTGCAGCCACCCGAGGTTGACGTCCTGCAGCAGCGGGTTGGCATCGCGGTCGGTGTTCGCGGCGGCGCTGGTGCCGTGAAAGCCGATGATGATCCGGTCCAGCGCCTGCTGCGCAAGGATGTCGTCACGAACCAGTGTCTGGAAGTTCGGGCGGTGTGCCCAGGCGTCGAGCAGCGCGTAGCGCATCGACCAGTCGAAATTGGTCTTCTTGCACAGGTAGCGGTGCTTTTCGTCGGCATTGCCCACGGCCTGCGGATCGCGGCGGGTGCCGTCGCTGGTGTCGGTGCGCCCGGCGAGCGACTTGGATACGCCGACGCCCAGCACCGCGCCTTCCTGCTCGGTCACCGGGATCACGTTGACCATCTGCAGGAATTCGCTCGAGGCGCGCAGGCGATCCTCGAGCTTCTGTTCAACGTTCGGGGCGACGTTGAACTTCGACGTGCCGTTGCCGGGGTCGGCGGGGGCGGAGAGGCCGTTGACCAGGGCGATCTGCGAAACGAAGGCCGCGAACTTCAGGCGGGTGGCGGTTTTCATCGGGAGAGTTCCTTAAGCGAAGCGGATGCGGGGCTTTGCTAGGGATGGTGGCGGGTTCGGGCGGATCAGCAGTCGGTCAGTTCGTCCGCCTTGCCGGTGGCGGCGGGGCGGGCCTTGAATTCGTGTGCGGGCGTGGTCTCGATCGTCTTGTCGATCTTGGTCAGCTTGACCGAAAGCTGGTCGATTTCCTCGCGGTAGCGCGCGTCGAGCTTGCCGATCTCGTCGGCACACAGCTGGCCGAGTTCGGTCAGCATCGGCTTGAGATCGGCGATGGTGAAGGCGGCGGATTCATCCTCGCCCTTCTTCGCGGCAGGCTTTTCGTCGGGCTTGCCCCCGCCGAACTTGCTGAACTTGTCGTCGAGCATCGCGCCGAAGCGCCGGATGAAGCTTTCGCCCGACTTGCCCGGTTCGGTGCTGGCGTCGGCGAATTCGAGCAGCGCCGCTTCGTCGCGCGACAGCGTCATCGCATCGGGCAGGCTGCGGTTGAACTTCAACCGCTCGGTCGCGATCGCCGCCGGGCTGTCGGTCAGCGCGACGCCCATCAGGTAGCAGAAGCCCTTGCCGCCGAAGTTCGGGTGAATCTCGATCGACGGGTAGAGCTTCTGCCCCGCATCGTTGAGCTTCTTCGCATCGTCGGTGACATCGAACGCGCCGAACAGCGCCTTGCGTTTCTCGGTCTTGCCATTGAAGTTGACGTCGACCTCGCCGGTCGAAAGCTCGAGCACGTCGCCATAGGCGCGGAACGGCCCTTCGGTGCCAAGGCCCCGGATATGCTCGATATTGAGCCGCGCGCCGTAGGTCTTCGGATCGTAGCTCGACGCCATCTGGTCGATGTCGTTTTCGTCGATCGTGCGCCCGTCGACGGTGGAACCGGCGGTGGCGAGCAGGAAAGGCTTGGTCTTCATGGCGTGTCGGGCTCCAGGGTCGCTTGCGCCGGGTCGGGCGCGTCTATCCGTTCGCACTAAGGGCCCCGAAGCCCGCCATCTGGCAACGCCG